TAGTTTCTGCTGTGATGTTAACAATCGAATCAGGTCCTGCAGTAACAAATCCTCTTAAAGATTTTACTGGTCCTGAAAACGTAGTATTTGCCATAATTATATCCTCCTAGTTTACAGATCATAGTCTCTAGGCCGTCGACTATACGCGTCTATGATCTTTAATAATTGTATAGTGAGTTTGTTATATAGTAGATTTTTATAGAGTGCAAGAGAGCCTGTAATGAAGTTGCGATTTTCGCGATGTAGCTTTTTATTAAGTAGCTACTGAAACTTGGGGCGCTGCGTCCTCAATCTTGTTAGTAAGACTTGCTAATCTAGCTTCTTCCTGCTTGATTGCACTGACAACCTCTCTAATTTTATTGTCAATTCTTACCATGTCCAACGTATACCTTTGGTTATCACGCTGGTGCATTGCCCATTCTGTCTCTAGACCCCTCTTCTGTTTGTAGAGATCTCTGACCTGGATTTGCATTTATAACCTCCTCATAGGTTATCCATATTTTAGATAGATTACTAAATCCATCTTTTTCCCAGTTTATATCATTTTTTCCTAGTTTGTCAACTAGT